AATCAAATGCAGACGTTAATGGAGAATTTAATCTAGAATATATTAATTCTATTTTTTTATTTCTATTTAATAAATTGAATATTTGTTTGGATTGATCTCTTGTTACTCCGTGTCTTGCTTTTGGTCCGATAAACATTAAAACTTTGTCAACATTAGGGTTTTGTGCGTATCGTTGGGCAAGAGCCATATGAGCTCCTGTGATTGGCTTAAATCCTCCTGGGAATAATACTGTTACTTTATCCATATTTTATTCTTTATTATAAATATTACTTTAATTATTATTACGATTTGGGATATGAATTTTTTACATTCTTAAGAGTTTGAAACCAATTGCCTGTGACAGATAATGATCCGCTACTATCTAATTCATGATATAACATATCAAATTGTTCTCCTAATGTAGGATAATTAATTCTTCTATTTCGTACATACATTGATGAACTATATAAAGTAGTAGCCTTTTCAATATTTGCAGAAGCATCTAATTCATCACTAGTTGGTTCGGGTAAATTTATATTCCATGTTTTTATATAAGGTCCTTTTCCGTCATCGAATATTTGTAATTTTGATTCATCATTAGTATCAATTGACCCACTATTGTTAAGTTCTAAATATGCTTTTATTTTATAATAAATGTAAGTATTATCCATAATTTCCTTATATTGCTGTTAATAGTGCTCCAGAAAAACATGTATATTTGTTACTAGAATATGTATACTGGTTGACTCCTGTGTTTTGCCATATTCTAATAGTAATTTCGTCGCCTCCATTTAAAAGTGCTATACCATTAGTTTTCATTGTATAAAAGTTTGTATATGCTGAATTATCGTCTGGTATTTGAATATCAAATCCATAATTTGGCGATAGAACACCGTTAATATATACTCTTAAATCAGTACGTTCTCCTGCGTCAAAAACAGATGTTGATGCCCATAACAGTTGCGAATGAAGATACCAATATCCAGATACTGGTACAGTATATATATTAGTTGATGTATTAAAATTGCTATTAGGATCAAAATGTATTGTATCGAAATCTACTGTTGTTATGGTGCCGGTTGTAATCGTTTGGCCTGTTAATGAATGGCCTACGTTAAATATGTATGGCGATCTAATTAAATTAGTAGCTATATATGATGGTGTTATTTTAGTACTCATTGTTTTTTACCTTAACTTCATATCGGAGCAACTACGTCTGGAGCTTGCATTGATCCTTGTGTTTCTGCTGATAATGTTCTTGTAGCAATAATACTATATCCTTTTAATCGTGTATTATTATCAGGATCTGCACTTCCGGCTATGACATTATTTTTCAGGCATACTTCTACTTTTACAAATTGTGCTTCAGCAGCAACTGGTATTGAATATGGGGTTATATTATCATTTATATAATGATGAGAAGCTGACGCTGGGCCTCCTAAAGCAGTAGTAGTCAGACCATAATTTAGCATAGTCTGGACATATGTCCATGAATCCCATTCTGCATCTGATGCAGACCCAGATGTTGTTTGTCTATATAATTTAAAATAAGCTGTACCGTTTACACGATCTCCTGTTGTTGCTCGTGCTTGCAGTTGATACGATACGACTAATGAGTTTTCATATGGAAGTAATTGAAAAATATGTTCATTAACTGTCACCTCTGATGTATCATCAACATTAGCACGAATAATTTCATCATAATTTGAAACTATTTGTCTTCCTATGTTCCTGCCGTCAATTAATCCTAGTCTAGTATCTATTAATGGAAAGACAGCATTACCTGCTCCCGTAAGATTAAATACTTGTCTTATATATAATTCAGATCCGGATATTTCTCCAGACCCTGATAGTTTATATGCTGGTCCTCCGTCGGGAGCTGCTAAGGTTGTTGATGAACTTAACGCAGTATTTGTTATATAAACGCCACCAATTGTACCACCCGTTGCGTTAATATTTCCATCTGTAGTTAATTGAAAATTACTTGATGATATTTCTATATTGCCACCAGAGCCAGATATATATTGACTACCATATTGTCCTAAAAAGAAATTCGGAGTATTTATTTCAACACTACTACCACTAATAAAAATAGTATTTGTTCTTATATCTAATATTGAAGGATTGGTTCTAAATCTAAAATAGTTATTTGCATCTGCAACCATTTCTAATCCAACACCTTCATATGTTGTTTCTGATTGATTTGGTAATGCAGATCCAGAAAATAATAAAAATCCTGGAGCCCCTGAGCCTGTTGCCTGATTAAATCCTCCATATGGTAATGAACGAATAAATCCTGTATCTTTTAATCCTGAAATATCTATTCCTGATTCTAATGTATCAGCTACATATAATGAACCAGTAAGCATTGAAAATGCTCCGTCAATATATCTATTTCCGCCTTCCCAGGTTTTATTGTTAACATAACTAATAGTTTTACTTCTATCTCCAATTATATTATAATATTCTACTTTGAATGATAATTGATTATCACTTTTATGTTTAGTTGGTATTTCAGATCGAATTCTTGTATAATTTGGAGTATATCCTATCTCAGCACTTGTTAATGTTTTGATATTAGCAATATACCATTGTCCTGATTCTATTACAAATAATAAACAGCCTGTTCCTGATTGGTCTGATTTAAATTCAAATTCAATATCATCAAATCGTTGTAATGTTTTTGCAGTACCTTCAATTTCTCCTATTTTTTTACCTACTGTTTTTGGCAACGATTGATTTAGAACATCTGTTTGATCAAAATTAAATGCTGATCCTGATGCATATATTGATAATTTAGGGTTCTTATAATCTGAATATTTTATTCTTTGGCCGATTGCATCAAGTGTAACTTTATATTGTGATTGGCTCACAAAAATTCCTGCATATGGTTCTTTTACTTGTACAACGTTTACATCTGTTTTTGCACTAATATTCTGAATATTTGATATCTTCATTCCATCACTAATGGATGCGGAATTCCGCAACAGAACTGGAGCTGTTGTTTCAGAATTACCTAAATATGTATGTCCTTTCCAATATGTATCAATTATACTTTGTGACGTAAATATTCCTATAGACTGATCTGGTGTTAATGATGATGTGGAATCTACAAATATTTCTGTGCCATCTAGTAATACATCATTTACTTGTTCCCACGTTCCAACAGTGCCATTTGAATTGGTATAAACTTTTATTCTTGAAATATCCCCAGTTGCTGGGTCTAAATCGTTTATTTGTAATAATGCAAATGATTCTGAATTTTGTGTAGGTATATATGTTGGGTCTGCTTCATATGATAAACTAAATGATGATGGATCAAAATGATTATATGTATGAGATGATATTGTTTTGTTGCTTAAAACAGTAAATGGTGTTTCTAAAGTTACTGAATCTTTATTTAATACTTTTTTAATTTTTGATGTAAATTGTGTACTTGATGGAGTATAATTAGGAGTCGGTATTGGATTTGTTGGACTAGCAACTGTAATTGTTCCTCCTACCATATCCCCTTGAAAATCGCCTCCTACTATTTGTAAGATTGGTTGGAAATTTCTATAGAAATATTCAACAGTGCCGGTAGTATATGTTGGAAATTGATTTGTCGTATATGTTCTATCTAATTGTACGCCGACATTTTCTTCAATTGTTATTGTGGGTTCACTTGTAAATATTATTTCTGTTTCATTAGAATCAGTTGGATTAACAGGAAATTTCCGTATCCATTTTACATTTGGTTTGTCTCTCCACTCTGCTGGAACTGACTGACCATTATATTTAGCTAACGTTCCTGTTATAGTGACTGTACAGTCGCCGGGGGGCGTATCTTCATATATATAAATTGATATGACTCTAGATTTGTCTTCATCTAGATAATTAATAAATTCAGCATATATTGGATTTCCATTATAGTCTAAAACTTCGACATCAACAAGCGTTCCTATTTTTAAATTATTAGTATTACCTTGTAATTTAATTAAATTTTTGCCTGCGGTAAACCGTAATGGAAGTTTAGTAATTTTGAATACATCTGGAGATGATACAGATGTGTCTGTAACATAAGTTATTGCGGTATCAAACCCTTTTTTTACTGCCCGATGTTTTGCCATTTAACATTGCCTTTTGTATAAATATTAAGTATGTACAATCTGGCTGAAATTGTTTATCTTATTTACTTCGATTAAATTGTCTACCATATCTCTCATTGTATCAACGTGTGATATGATAATAGAAAATTCAAATTTGGTTCTAAAATATTCAAATAAGTTTGAAACTGATGACATATGATTTTGATCTAGACTACCCCATCCTTCATCTATTGCAATGAAATTTGGTCTTGGTAATGCTGATACATTTATTAATGCTACTCGAATTGCCAATGAAGAAATAAATCTTTCCATTCCTGATGTTAATTCTAACGGCCAGAAATTATCTTCGTCATAAATAATATATCCATTAATGTTTTTTCCATCTGTCTGTAAAACCATATTAAAGTCTACTACTTGGTTTAATACATTATTTATTTCATTTTCAATTTTAGGTAATGCAATTTTAACTAATTCATATGAAACCCCGTTTCTTCCAACTGCACCCAAATAATATTCATATGCTTTATATTCTGTCTCTAATTGTTTATATTTTTCAATTTGTTCAATTGCATTTTTCTTTTTAGTTTTTGCTACTTCAATATCTCCATGTTTAGATTTAATTGAATCTGTTATACCTTTTAGTGTAGCTGTAATTTCTTTTGTTAATGATTTATTATTTTCAATTTTTGAATCTATTCCGCTATTATGTATGATCGAAGATTCATTTTTTATATAATTGTCTTGTTGATTTTTATTTGTTTTTAATTCATTCTCTTTTGTTTGCAAATCGCTTTGCATTACTTGTAATTGTAATTTTTGAGTTTCTAATTTATTTAATAAGTCTACTCCTAATTGATATTTGGATATTGTTTCTGTAATTCCATCTGCTTGTTTTTGGAAATGCTTTATTGCTTTTTGTTTTGACTCTAATCTAATTTCATTATCAGGCAATTCTTGTTTTGCTTGTTCGGCTTCTTTAATAAAAATATTTGATGTACAATATTTACAATTTGGATCATATTCGTGTGTTTTTAAATGATCTAATTTTTTCTTTTGTATTTTTATTAATTGTTTTAACTCAGTTTCTTCCTTGGTAATTTTTTTTATATTTCTTTCAAATTCTTTTACAATAGGAGCACGATTTTCAATTTTCTCTTTTAATATTTCTGTAGTAACTTCTTGATTATCGTTAAGAGTATCGCTAAACTCTTTAAATTTGGAATTAGTTTGTTGTATAACTTCTTCTTGGTCTTGTATATCACTTTCTAAATCATAAATTGCTAAATCTAAATCTTCTTGTACATCTTGTAATTTTTCTAAATCTGGCCCATTATATGATGTTGGCTGTTTTTTATCAATTAACTCAAGAATATTGTCTTGTAAGTCATTTCTAGACTCTTGTAAATCATGTTCAGATTTTTCTAATTCTGTAATTTCTTGTTGCTCACTTGATATGATTTCTCCGGATTGTTTTATAATTTCTCCAAAATCCGTCTTTTTATATTCTTTTAACTTTCCAGCTGTCTCTTTTACTTCTTGTGATGCAATATGATATAATTGTTCAAATACTGTTGTATCTAAAAATTGTGATAATAAATCTTTTCTTTCTCGTTGGGACTTTTCTATAAAATTATTATTGTCTGCTTGTAATGAAAATGCAGTTAATATGAAATCATCATACGTACCAAGATACTTTCTAATCATTTTATTTGTATCACTTCTTTCCTCTCCATTGAAATTTTCAGTTTCATTATAAAAATCAACATTTACTTTAACATGACCATGTTTTAATGTTATTCCTTCACGCTCAATAGTATACAATTCATTATTTAACATGAATTTAAATACTCCTTTAAATGTTGATCTTTTATTATTTAAAACTTCTTTTGATTTACTTGTCTTGCTACATTTATCAAATATAGTATATGTTATTGCGTCTAATAAAGATGATTTCCCAGATGTATTTGCTGCAAACAATCCTACTACATCCTTTAATTTAGAAAAGTCAATTATATTTTTTTTGCCATATGAAAACATATTTTCAAATTCAAATGATATAGGATACCAAGTTACATTCCTAACACAATCTAATGCCGGCAATTTAGAATTCATTGTTCTATTAATATGTCGAACTGCATCTACTTCTGAATCTAATGCATCTGGAAATGTGTTTTCTACGTATTCCGTTATCATTGTATTTTGGTATTCAACATCTCTTACATTTCCAATTGTGTTTACTTCTAATTCCTGTTGTTCTAATTCGTCAGTATTCCGTTGAATTGAAATATCTTGAACGTCATATTTGTTTCGAATTGTTGCAATTAATTTTTTAATATCAGCTGCGTCTGTTCCGTTAAATTTTATTCTTACTCTAGGTTTTTCTGGAACTCGGTGTGGTGCACTTACAATAGTTGATTTATTAACTTCGAATGTAACATATCCATATTCATTATGTACTTGTATAAATTCAGATGTTTTGCTTGGTAGGTCCCATACTAACATTCCATGGTCTAATGCCTCTCCATGATTTTGTTGAATTAAACTTCCAGGATATCCAATTGTTTTTTCTGCATTTAAAAATTGTGCTGGTTTGTGAATATCTCCTAATAATGTTAAATCGTGTCCTTCGAATAAATCTGCTTTTACATGATCGTTTGAAATTTCAAATCCAACATCAGTTAATGCCGTATCAACAGCTCCATGGTGTAATGCAATTTTATAATGAGCATCAAATTCTTTTGCTCGTATATAATTTTCGGGTTGTACATCTACTGCCATATGATTAAAGACAACATTTCCTAATTTAAACAATCCATTATCTTTTATAAAATGTATATTTGGATTATTAATTACATTTAATATAGGTGACAGTGCATCTATTCGATTTAAATTATTTAAATTCATATCGTGGTTTCCTAACATAACAATTGTTGGGATTGTAAAGCCACGAAAAAATTTAGTTAACATGTTTATTAATTCGGGAGACATTTCTAATTTAGAATGTACTATATCACCTGTTACAACACAAATACTAGAATCTGTTGCGTGTTGAGCAATGTGTAAAAACATATTGTCAAAAACTTTATTAAATTCATCATGTCGTTTTAGCGTTCTAATATGTATATCAGATATATGAAATATCTTATCAATATATTCTATATTAGTTTCTAATTTTTTTATTTCCATATTATATTCATTCTTAACTGCATTAACCTTTCAAAAGAAAATGTAGTTGTATTTGTAATCATTTTGTTTATTGTTTCAAACCCTAACTCACTTGGGTCTTTATCTGGTAATTCTACGAAATATACATTTAATCCTTCTGCCATAAATTTCTCTGCGATAGTCAATGCTTTTTTAATTGCATCTTGATCTAAACATATGTATATATCTTTTACCCGTTCTTCTATAATTTTTTTCTGTAAGGCTGGTTGTATTATTTTTCCAAATAATGGTATCGCATTTCTTTTTATTGCTATTGCATCAAATGCTCCTTCACATAATACAATTGGTTCTGCCCAATTAATTAACATTTCAAATCCTATTATATCTTTAGATACTTTTGGATTTTTGTGTTTATAAGAATCACTTGAATAATATGCTCTAGATACAAAATAATTTATAAGTCCTTCTTTATTATAACTTGGTATAATTATTTTTCCAGAATATTCGCCAGCTTCGGCATACCCAATTCTGTATCTGATAATATCAAATATAGTAACTCCTCTTGTTTTTAAATAATGCATTGCATTACGATAATCAGGTGTTTTCTTTGGAATCCAGAGTGGTATATATTCTTCTGGCAATCTTAATATTTCTTCTGTTTTTATTGTTTCATTATTGCGATATTTTGCAGTTTGAATTATTCGACTTAATTGCTCAAATTTTTCTTTCGGAAGTTTTAGTTGTTTAAATAGCGAAACGATCGTTCGCCCTTTTCTATCAGATATCCAACAGTGCCATGGATTCTGGCTTTCTATTGATGTGTTAAGATTTATTTCTAATTTAGGTTTATAATGTGAAGTAAATGGAGAGAAAAATGCTATATTATCTCCTGAGGTTTTCTTACCTTTACCTAATACAGACTCTAATAATTGAAGTAATTTAAGATTCTTCATATTAATATTATAATGAAAATACTGAAGAATTCAAAGTATATGGCTTTTATATTATGGTTAAATACATTTATTAATTACAATCAATAAACGATCTAACGATCATCATTTATTAAACATTTCATTTAATAATAAATAATAATCATTTTATTAATACATTTAGAAAATAATTAAAAAATTTCACAAATCCAACCTAATACGTTAAAAATTGTTTTTGTGGTTTAGGAACTTCTCCAACTTTCAAACATTCTTTAAACCATTCAGCTGGGATATCTTTCTTTGCAACATGGGTTATCCCTAACTTATTTGCATACATTTCATATGTGGTTTTACTTCCCTTTGTTATTTTTTGGTTTGGGTTTTGAAATACTATTCTTAAATCAACTCCTGGATTAGAAGCTAATATATTTTTCATTTTTCTTCTGTCAATAGTAGTCCATCTGCCTTTTGTTTCAACATACATGGTTTCTCCATTTTTCTTTTGAAATATGAAGTCTGGTGTATATTTGTGATTTGTTGCTGGTACTACATATTCTAATTTTTCAGTTTCATAATTTACTGGATATTTTGCTTCTTTAATTTGATTTGCAACTGTTAATTCTAATCCAGATTTATAACCATATTTATATGCTGCTTGTCGTTTTTTACTTCCGGCTGTATGCCAATGATTTTTTTTCTTCATAACTATTTATTTCTTATTACATTTTAGTAATTGGAGAAAACATATTTTGATCAGCTCTCTTACTCACCTTTATAGTTGCCGGAGAACCTTTATATGTATCAATAGTTCTACCTGTTCCTACTATCGTACCATCATTGTCAACACCAAAATATAATTTTTCATGATCACCATTTGCTGAAGGCATATCTCCGTCAATCAGGCCCCAACTTATTCCATAACCGTCTGCTATTTTAATATCATCTCCGCATATTTTAACTATGTGGTCCATAATAATATTTCTTATTTTCACTTCAAATAAACTTTGGCCGAACCACCAACCCCAATTATCAGGTTCATTATCCAACTCAGATTGTATTATAGAGGACAAATTACTATATTCTTTTTCTTCATACCATTCTACTCCCCAAGCAGTTTCTACGGGTAAGGTTATGATCAAGTCACATGACTTTTGTATATTCGGAACTTCATACCAGGATGGTGAGTCTGTTGCCTTCCTGAAATATCCATCGCCGTATTTATCTATTTCATTATTATTTGCCCATATAAATGCTTCATTAATATAGTTATCAACACGTATCAAATCGGCCTTAGTCTTTATTTTTAAAAAAGCATTTTTTAAATCATTTCCATGAGTCCCAGAACCGATACTAGCCATTATTATCAAATATCCAATATGCCATATATCGGACTCGTGCACACACTTTGTGTCTGTTACTTCCTCTGTTGATTTATCCTTATCCTTAACATCATCGTCCTCTTTTTTCTTGATTTTTATCAACTTATAAAGCGTTGTAGAATTATTCCCACACGTTATTGTTTTCTTGCGTATCTTATAACCTGCTTTATCTGTTGGCTTCTCTGTTTCATAACCCTTGTCTTCTAAATCTTCGATCTCTTTTTTATATGCCATTCTATCTTTAGCCGTAGTGCACTCACTAGTTTCCTCGGATAATAAATTAGTTTGTGGTTTATTTAATACTATATTTTTTAATTTCAACATTACATTTACCTTTTTTTATATCTTAACTACAATTAGCAGTACATTCGAAACTTTCTACATCAGCCTCTTCGACAAAGAATTCTTTAATTTCGTCAAAATCGAATCCCATACCACTGACCCATTCCGCTTTAGTATGTGTTAAAGGAGCATCAACTGTTGCTACTCCGAATCCCGTATCGTAATCTACAGAAACTGTTAATGTCCACTCTTGATCACGTGTAACAGCCTCTTCGGCATCTTCTCCAGCATCTAATGCTTTTCCACGCTCATCTGCCTTATTAGTATTTTTAATAGATATTTCTGGATTAGCTGCAACAAATTGTGCGGTTTCTAAATTCCATTCCCCATTGACAGTTAACCCATTTTCAGCTTGGTATTGTTGTAAATATCCTTTTAATTCATTATCAAAATGCATTGGATCATTTGAGCTATGCGGTAATTTAAGAAGTGCTTTTATATTTCGTATTTTAATATTAGTCGCCGGCTCTGAACCATCATAACCAAATACTATTTTTAGATTTGGATTTGGAACTTGTATAGTAATAGGTTTATCTGTAACAGGCGTTTTTGATATTACTCTATATTTTTCAATAAATTTACTAGCACTATTCCACAAAAATAACCTTTTCGTTATTGTACTCAAATCAATGCCAAAAGAACTTTGAGTAGTTTCTCCGCTTATAGGCGCATCAATAATTTTATTGTCATTTTTATCTTTTTTATCTGTTACTGAAATAAAAATAAATCTACTTATTTTAACATTTCCTCTGATATCAGTTCCGCTAAGTGTATTTGTATTTACAAAAACAATTGGATTTTGTCGAAACTTCCCTATCTTGTCAAATCCCGTTTTGAATGCATTTTCTTCAATTATTCTATTTATTTCTTTTCTCTTTTCTCTTGAAACATCAGAAATTTTCTTTCTATATTTCAATTTAAATTCTATTAATAATATATTATTTAACAATTCATGTTTTTTTAAAAAATTTATATTTTCATTGTCATCATTATTCAAATGTTTAGTAATTAAATTTTCAAAATTTGTAATAGCTTTACTTTTAAACCACACAGCACGTATAATAGTAGACTTATCATTGTTGTCTGTTATCGATTGCAATTGTTTTTCAAGCTCAGTATCTCGGATCCAACTTGTATCTAAATTGTTTTCTAATAATATATTTTTTAATTTAATCATTTTATATAAATATAAAGTATAATAAGTTACATATCAATATCGATATTAATTAAAAAATTCATATCAACATCATCTCTTTTCTTAATTGCAGTACCTAATTTTCCTATTGCTAATAATTGTCCTGCATCATTATATAATCCAATTTCTGTTATATATGGATTAAAATTACTACCTGTTGCCCAATTTTGAATATTCATATCATCATCTTTCAATGTGGTAGGATTTTGAGATACATTAAAATCTCCCGCAGCTAATCTAGTTAAAACAGAATGCTCATATAATGTAATTGTACTCTGATAACTTG